TGTAGGCTCGAAGATACGTGATGTTGACACCAAGGACATGTGGACTGAGGGTGATACCAAGTCTGCTGGGCTATTCGGTCAGCATCTGTTTCCTAAGAAAGGTAAGTTTATTACGATTACCGAGGGTGAATGCGATGCGATGGCAGCTTATGAACTGTTGGGTTCAAAGTTTCCTGTGGTGTCAGTTAAAACTGGTGCAGCCGGTGCAAGCCGTGACATTAAGCAACAGCTTGATTACCTAGATACGTTTGATACAATCGTCCTTTCCTTTGATGACGATCCAAACGGCAAGAAGGCTGCACGAGACGTAGCATCCTTGTTTGAACCGAAGAAAGTTAGGATCATGAAGATGAATGCGTCTGATGGTCTAAAGGACGCAAACGATTATCTACGTGCAGGGAAGTTCGAAGAGTTTAACAAGTGCTGGTGGAGTGCAGAAGTATACACTCCCGCTGGCATCATTAACCTTGCTGATCTGGGTGACGATCTTTACGATGACGGAGATCAGGAAACTTGTATGTATCCTTGGGAAGGTCTTAATGATAAGCTTTACGGTATTCGTACTGGTGAGCTTGTAACATTCACGGCTGGAACTGGTACGGGTAAGTCGAGCATTCTACGTGAGTTGATGTATCATGTATTAACTAATACAGATACAAACATTGGTGTTCTGGCTCTTGAAGAAAACGTAAAGCAAACCTGCTTCCACCTTATGTCCGTCCCGGCTAATGATCGTCTATACCTAAAGGAAGTCCGTCAAGGCTATGGTAAAGAGCAGCTAAAACAGTTTGAAGAAAAGACAATTGGCACTCGACGTTTCTTTGCGTTTGATCATTTTGGATCAATCAGCAACGAAGAAATTTTGCAACGTGTCCGCTACATGGTGAAGGCTATGGACTGCCGCTTTATCTTTCTAGATCACCTGTCCATTCTTGTCAGCGGTCAGGAAGAGGGTGACGAGCGTAGGTCAATTGATTTGCTGATGACCAAACTACGGTCATTAGTAGAAGAAACAAATTGTGCTTTGCTTCTTGTTTCGCATCTACGCAGGACTTCTTCCGACAAAGGCGCAGAAGATGGCAAGGAGATTTCCCTTGGGCATCTACGTGGCTCGCAAGCCATTGCCCAATTGTCTGATGCTGTCATTGCGCTTGAACGCAATCAGCAAGCGGATGATCCCATTGAAGCGAACACAACGAAGGTACGTGTTCTGAAAAACAGATATGCTGGTGACAACGGTATCGCTTGCTCATTACAGTTTGATAAGAAAACTGGTAGGCTAACTGAGATTGATCCTGAAATTGAAGTTGACTTCAACTACCAGAATGAGTATGCTTCCCTTTACGGAGAGGAACCACATACAAAAGCTTAAAAGGAGTTTGACATGCGAGTAGTGGCAGACATTGAAACAGATGATCTAAAAGCTACAAAGATACACTGCATTGTATGTAAGGACATCGAAACAAATCAGATTTATAAATTTTATGGTAATACTATACACGATTTTAATCAGTTTGCTGCTGGCGTTGAACATTGGATTGGGCATAACTTTATCTCTTTTGATGCTCCGGTGCTTAACAAACTTATGGGATTGTCTATTCCAGTAAGCAGGGTAACAGATACTCTTATTTTATCTCAGATGGATAAACCAGATAGAGAGGGGGGACACTCCCTCAAAGCCTGGGGTATCAAAGCAAACTCAAATAAGATTGACTTTCATAACTTTGAATATTTTACCGAAGAGATGCTTGAATACTGCATTCAAGATGTCAATCTTTGCCATAAAGTTTACAACTTTCTAATTAAGAAGATGTCTAAGTTTTCTGAACAGTCAATTCGTATGGAGCATACCGTCAGGTATCTTGTAAACGAACAGAAAACAAATGGATTTAGTTTTGATTTTCCAAAAGCAAACATGCTTGTAGCTTATCTAGAACAGGAAAAGATAAAGGTTGAACGTGAAGTTCACGAAACAATGAAGCCACTGCCCGTATTTCTAAAAGAAATCGAGCCTAAGTACAATAAGGATGGACAGCTTTCTAAATCCAATTTAAAAAGATTGGGCGATAATATGGATTACGTTGCCGGAAAATTTTCTTTAGTTGATTTTCCTGATTTCAATTTAGGTAGCAGACAACAGATTGCAAAGCAACTTATCTTCAAAGGTTGGAAGCCATCCAAGTTTACCGAAAAAGGTAACATCATTGTAGATGAAGAGGTTTTGGAAAAAGTCAATTTTCCTGAAGCCCAATTGATTTACAAATTCCTTTTATTGCAGAAGCGAATTGCACAAATTAATAATTGGATTAATGCATACGATCACGATACTGGATGTATTCACGGCGAAGTAATTACTGTGGGTGCAAACACAAATCGAATGACGCACAATTCACCTAACATTGCTCAAACGCCAGCATCGTACAGTCCATATGGAAAAGAATGCCGTGAGTTGTTTAAAGTACGCTCCACTGATCGTGTCCTCGTTGGATGCGATGCTAGTGGATTAGAATTAAGATGCCTAGCCCATTACATGAATGACCAGTCCTTTACCAAGGAAATTTTAGATGGGGATATTCATACTGCCAATCAACAAATGGCTGGACTACAGACCCGTGATCAGGCTAAAACATTTATCTACGCTCTTATCTATGGCGCAGGACCAGCTAAGATGGGCAAGATTATCGGCGGTGGTAAAGTTCAAGGTCAGCAGATGCTTGAAATTTACTTTGAGAAAGTACCAAAATTAAAACAGCTTATTGATAATGTTCGCAGGTCTGCATCATCTGGATACATAAGAGGCGTAGACGGTAGATTATTTAATGTTAGATCAGAACACGCTGCCTTGAACCTTTTATTACAAGGCATGGGTGCTATTGTTTGTAAATACTGGCTTATTGATATTATGAAAAATGTCCATCTAAACAAATTAGATGTAAAGCTTGTTGCGTCTATTCACGATGAATATCAGTTTGATGTAAACAAAACTCATGCAGATTTATTTACAACCATAACAAAGAAAGCAATCAAGAACGTCGAACACATGTTGAACCTCAACTGTCCTCTTGATAGCGATTTTAAAATTGGAACAAATTGGAGCGAGACTCACTAATTGATAGGTGATAATAACTGTAAGTGTAACGAAGTGAACTTACAGATTATCACTATCATATGTAGTACAAACAGGAAAATGAAACTGAACATTGGAAAGGCTATGGACTTAGCTGAGATATGGGCTAGTCTGTCGGACAGAAAAAAGCATAAGACAGGATGCGTCATTCTGGACAGAGGAAACAGAGTTATCTCTGCCGGGTCTAATTCAGACAAGACGCACCCCACACAATGGCGATACGCTCGAAAGGCAGGTAATGAAAAGGCATGTCATCTCCATGCGGAAATAGCCGCTATTATTAAACTCAGAGACGATGACCAACCTTATTCGATATTTGTGACGAGGTTGCTTCGCCACAATAAAAGAAGCATGGCTAAACCATGCCCCATATGTCAGGCTGCATTGCTTGATGTAGGAATATCACAGGTCTACTTTACAAATAAAAATGGAGATATTGAAAAAATGTATTGACATTGATTTTGAAATGTAAGATACTACACAACATCAAGACAACAAACCATTCATATATGAAAGGATTTATAATGAACCGTACAAGTGAACAAAAAGTTTTATCTGCGCTTCGCAAGCGTAATCGTGTAACTCGCAAGACTGCCATTGAACATGGTTGGTGCGAAAATCTAACTGCCACGATTTCTGATCTTCGCAAAAAGGGTTTTGTAATTGATGCAGTACATGCAACTACACCAGAAGGCTCTGGCTATACTCGTTACCGCCTAACTTCAGAACCCCAGCTTAACGCAGCTTAATTTTATAGAAAGGATTTTTTACAAATGAGTATCATTCAAGGAACCGCTTTTTGGGCTTCGGTAACCCAGCCAAACACTAAGTTCGAACCCGTTTGGAGCATTGACGTATGTAACCTATCAGCGCAAGCTAAAAAGACGCTCAAAGCTGATGGCCTATCAAGCAAGATTAAGAACGATCCTGAGAAGGGTGACTACATTACAATTAAGCAGAAGGTACATCGACGCGATGGAACGGAGTTTGAAGCTCCGAAGGTAGTTGATGCCATGAAGCGTCCATTTACCGCTCTTATCGGTAATGGCTCTACTGTCGCTGTAAAGTATTCAGTACGTGATTGGGAGTACGCTGGAAAGTCTGGCGTTGCCGCTGATCTAAAGGCAGTACAGGTTATCAATTTAATTCCTTATGGTGACGACGAGGATTTTGACGTTGTAAGTGGTGGCAATCTAGATGATCTAGATGACATTCCGTTTGATGACGTTCCCATGACTGCGGCTGGTTAAAAATTAGCAGTCATTAGTGGCATGGGGGGATAGGGTTTTGATACTCCTTTTACCTGTCCCCCCATTACTACATCCAAAAGTATCCAATTAGGAATCCAATATGCCAACCAAATCAAAAGCTAAAAAATTAGATACTTTGGTTGAAGATATTTATGGTGTTTTTGAAAACTACGTAGAGCCTTCCCAAAAAGATTTAAATATCTTTGCCAAAAACCTAGCTGAAACTATTCGATCTAGAATTGTTGAAAGAAGGGAAGGCAAGCAATCACTTCGGCTATCTCAAATTGGAACTCCAGTTCGTAAATTATGGTATTCAATAAAAGATACCAACCAGCCCACACTGTCTGGAAAAGATAGGCTTAAATTTTTATATGGAGATATTTTAGAAGAACTACTTCTGCTTCTAATTAAAACTGCTGGACATAAAATTGAAGATGAACAAAAGGAAGTCCAGATTGATGGGGTCGTAGGCCATCAGGATTGTCGTATTGATGGAATCGTAACTGATATTAAATCAGCAAGTTCATTTGCATTTAAAAAGTTTAAAGACGGATCATTGATGAATGGTAATGATCCATTTGGGTACATACCACAAATATCCGCATATGCCGAAGCGCAAGGAGAAAACTCTGCAGCCTTTCTTGTAATTAATAAAGAAAATGCAGACCTACATGTTTTAGATGTTGATTTTTTT